AATCTTTATTAACTTTAAGCAGGAACAACAACAATGTTATTAGCTGTTTCATCAGCATCAGTCATTGCTTGCACGTTGCCAGCAACAACATCCAACGTTCGAGCGTTAGTCATAACAGTAGCTCTGCTAACGTTTCCTAACAACATGTAATTCACACTTTGAACTACATCAACTCTAGAAGGACCATAAGTAGGCTCCTGTGCCGCACCAATACGGCGACCAATAGGACCCAATTGAACCATCATAACAGACATACTTAAATTGGCAAACTGCACAATATCCGTATAACGCTGGATAACACTTTCGTCCATAATCTTATTAGGACTATAATTAAACGTATCCGTAACCAAAGCACCGGATTTCATGCGATATAAAATCTTACGATGTACATGGTACATCTGCTTAAACAATTCAGCTTCTCTAGGATCCGAATACGGAAAATCAAAAGGAGTACCAGGAGTACCCAATTGATCATCAGCTCCAGCATCCCAAGCAGATGGAGGAGCCAAACCAGTAGTAGGAATATCCTTTTTAGGAGTAATAAAATACAACCAAACTTCAATTTCATCATTAGTTTGGTTCTTTAACTGTGTCACCATTTGACATTTTTTCAATCCAGTCTGAGAGTTCACGTTACTCAGACCAGCCGGTACATTACTCAACATTCGAGTATTAATAGTATCAATATCAGTACGAAAAAACATAGTGACAGGCAAAATACTAACGGCCTGAAGACCGTTAGTACTCTGAAACGTTTTAGAACCAAGAAACTTGTATCTTGCTCTAACCGCATCTTTATACCAACGGCGAAGAGTCTTTTCAGACCCCTTCTTATACAAACTACCACGAGTGAAACCAATATCAATGACACGTTTGGTTTCGCTGGTCTTCTTATTACGACGACGCTTCGTCTTCGTCTTAGAACCAGATCGACCTCTTCTAATCGCATTGCGAACCATTTGATCGGCAGCCTTATTTGCAGAACTCCAACCAGCGAAGCTAGTTGGTTTCTTAAAGGCTTGACCCCATTTACGTTTGTATTTCACAACCATTCAACCTGCGCGCTACGCTTGCGACCTGCCGCTGTAATATTATATAAGCGGCAGGGAGGAGGAGGAGGAAGAAATAAAAAGAAATACAATGGTATTCTGAAATTTCTTAATTGCTACGCAACCCTAGGGTTTCGAGGACTCAACCACTAGGGTTTTGTGGATTTCTTTTTAAATATCAGCCTTAACCTGCCCTAACCCGAAGGACCGAAGGACTAAGGAAGTGGCTTCGCCACCTAACCCCGGCCCTAACCCTGGTAGTTAAGCCACCCTGGGAATCCCCCCTAGTTGCCATTAGGGGGAACGTGTTCCCCTAGTTGGGTGTATAAAAGGACGACCATCCCCAGTTGACCCCTGTTCCAATTCTGTTCCAACTGAGTTTGATTCTATGCCTTCTTTCTTCAATGGTAAACGATTCTTTCTCACCTATCCCCAATGTCAAGGCACTCGACAAGAACTCTCTCAATTCCTTTCCTCAAAGGCTGTTGTCAAATACGTCTTGGTTGCCCGTGAATTACACCAAGACGGACACCAGCACTTCCATGCCTGTGTCGAGTACTCTTCTCAACAAAGACACGATGCACGTTGGCTTGACTTCAATGGAAAACACCCAAACGTCCAATCTCCAAGATCTTGGGCTGCCTGCAAGAGCTATTGCAAGAAAGATGACACGGACTTCATCGAAGTGGACCTTCACCTCGACGGGCTTGAAGTCGGGACAGAAGACCACGAAGTGGTCGAAATGGACCTCCAAGAAAAGTGTTTCTCGTTTGACAAAGAAGAAGATTGGTTTGCATATTGTGCCACTGAGAAAATCTCCTTCCAATACTGTCAATACTTTTGGAATCGACTTCATGGAGATCTTTGCACCATCCGTGATGATGAACATGAAGGAGAAATTTGTGCCGCTCTTGACACCTTCCAGTATCCAGGAAATTCAAGAAAATGCCTTGTCATTCGTGGTCCCAGTGGATGTGGAAAGACTACTTGGGCAAAAAGAAATATGCCCAAGCCATGCTTATTTGTATCGCATGTTGACCAATTGAAATTGTTTAGAACTGGGTACCACAGATCCATTATCTTTGACGATGTCTCTTTCTGTCACACTCCACGTACCAACCAAATTGCTTTGGTGGATTATGACAATCCTCGTGCTGTTCACTGTCGTCATGCTATTGCCAACATTCCTGCGAGGATTCCTAAGGTATTCACCTGCAATGAGTGGCCAGTCGACAAAACTGACGAGGCCATTGCAAGACGCTGCAAATTCTACACTGTGAGAGACTGGGGCCAATTAATTCAACCTGAATAAATCTTTATTAACTTTAAGCAGGAACAACAACAATGTTATTAGCTGTTTCATCAGCATCAGTCATTGCTTGCACGTTGCCAGCAACAACATCCAACGTTCGAGCGTTAGTCATAACAGTAG